CATTTCGCTGACTTCGGTAATATGGTTAACGAGTTGATGCCTGAACAAAGTAATCCGCTTGACCTTCCACCTTCGCAAGAAGCAAACTACAAACCTTACAAGCTACCGATTAACCACAATAATATCTTGTTGCTATCGGATATCCACGTACCGTATCACAATATACAAGCCTTAACGCTTGCCCTGAAGTATGGACTAGAGAATGAGGTTAATACTATCCTGCTCAATGGTGACATAATCGACTTCTACGCTATTAGTCGCTTTGAAAAAGACCCGCGCAAACGTAACTTTGGGCATGAGGTACTAATGACAAGGCAGTTTCTTGCCACGTTACGCAAGCTATTCCCTAACGCTGCTATCTATTACAAGTGTGGTAATCACGATGTGCGCTATGACCACTATATCATGCGCAATGCACCTGACTTGCTAGGTATGGATGAGTTCAACTTTGAATCACTCATGCACTTAGATCAACACAATATTACATTCATTCCCGATAAGCAGATAATCCATGCCGGGAAGTTGACCATACTACACGGGCATGAGTTAGGCGCGTCTGTATTTAGCCCTGTGAACATCGCACGCGGTTTGTTTTTACGTGCTAAAGACAGCGCATTGTGCGGACACCACCACCAAGCAAGTGAGCATACAGAGCCTAACATCAATGGTAAAATAACAACGTGCTGGAGCGTGGCTTGTCTGTGTGAGTTGCACCCTGATTACATGCCCATCAATAAGCACCATCATGGCTTTGCTCATGTCAAGGTATTAGACAGTGGTGACTTTGAAGTAAGTAACTATCGCATTGTGAATGGTAAAATTAGATAACAAAAAGCCTCCACGTTAGGAGGCTATTTGTATCAATCAATAACAAAAACAATGATGCATGAACACAGCACCAGTTCGCAAATATAGCACAATGAAACGCAAGCCACATCCTAAAGTCATACAGCGCAAGCTCGGACGCGAGAAGGCTGATGGATTGTACTGTGATAATGTGATAGAGATAGACCCAACGTTGCCACCGATGCGCTATCTTATCGTACTTATTCATGAATATCTGCACCACATCCAACCGGAATGGAGTGAGGAAAAGGTGGATGCTGAAGGTGAGGCACTGGGTCGGTTTCTTTGGAAGCAGGGGTATCGCAAGGTTAGTCAATAGTACCACTTCATAGATAGCATCTGTGAACCGACCCTAGCCTATTGGTTGGGGTTTCTTTTGTCACAAATCTTTAAATTATTGTGACAGGTCTAAGCCTTCTACTATGTCGCACATCTCATCGTATAGCTGCGCTACTACTTCTGCAGTCATGCCATCGTAGTCATTCCACTTATCTTTCTTGCGCATCATATCTAGGATGTCTTTAAGTGCATCTTTATACCGGGCAGCGTTAAGTGTATACTCGTATTCTACTGCGTCTTCAGGTAGGTTAAACGTTAATGTTGCTTTCATCTTCTAATATCTAATTCGTTTGTGATTCTTTTTAGGGTTCTATAAATGTCATCTATCTCTTTCTGTGTTTGTCCTGTCCGGGACAAGTATTGAATCCGCAATGCTCTTAGTTCATCTATGCTCAACTTGCTTAATTGCTTTCGGGTCATGCGTGTTCAGTTTCAATAGTTCATTCTTGACATGGCTGTAGTATGCCTTGACGCTGTAGTATTCACCAGTGCCTTCAAAGTCGTTTACAATATCATCGGGTGCGTTAGCTAATGCTTCATCTACGCAATAGAGCGCAGCGTTCAATGCTTTGATATGTGCATCAACTAAGTTACCTTCCTGCGTTCCATTCTCGACTATATCAAAATAGTTCGAGTACAGTTGCCATGCCTTTTCCTTTGCTTTCATCTTTTAGTTTGTTTAGTAATTGAATAACCTGTTCTTTGTTATAGTAGTGCTGCATCGAATTTCGCACGTGGTCTTTGAGTTGTTCAGTTGTCATTGCTCCCCCCCTTTGTATGTTTCGCTTATTGATATGTTAGCTGCTATTTTGCGACAACTCCGCAACCTTAGCTTTTACCGTTGACTTTATCACTTCTACCCATTCGACACGGACACGAAAAGCGATTGTTTTTGTTTGGTAGGGAGCAGGTTTGCGACCTGCTCCTTTTCGTTTGCCGCCTTTCTTAGCCTCTAACTCCGCCATTGTATGCTCTTTTTACTTTGTAATAAGCAGAACCTATTTCAGCCTGTCTTTTCTTTGCTTCTACACACGCTTCTTTGATGTTAGATGCAATGATGTAAATGCTTGTTGGTCTGCCCATGCTATCAATCACATTGTAAGTGTTTGATTGTTCGATTTTTTTAGTTTCTGTTGTCATTTTGTTTGTTATTTATAGAGCAAATATACAACCTATTTTGATAACTGCAAACTTTTTTCATAGAAATTTCAAAATATTTTCTAACTCGTTGAAAATCAATAAGATAAAACAGCAGCTAACAGCGGTTTTGTGCAAGCTGCCCCGACTGCTCAATACCAATGCTTCGCAGCCTGACACAAAGCCGCAATACGTTAGGCGAAACCGCTGTCTGTTTACTCATAGTGCTATATAGTTTGGAAGGTTAGTGCCTGTTAATTCAAGATATAACGCATTCAGTTCGTCAATGTATTTCACTTGCTTATGCAAATTAAACTTTGAACCATTCTCGTCTGTTGTCATTACCACTGCACGTGGTGTGATTCCAAAATCAAAGGCTAAATTACCAAGTACAAATAAGCGATTTGAATACGCTGTGAATCCGTAATCCAACAAAGTCATTTTGTTTATTGGTACTCTACTCATAGTGCTAATGTATTAAGGTATTCACGCCACATAGGTACACGCTCCTGAAGCTTTGCGATAGCGGCAGGGTCAAACTCCACAACCTTTTCGTGGATGCGTTCAGCGATGGGTATATCAAATGCCCATTCATCCTGTGGTGTTTCAAGGTTTGCATCCGGGTATTCGCGAAGGAAGCGCGGCATGTCGTAAATCATGTTACGTTCGATGCTCTTTGCCTTCTTTAAAAAGGTAGGGTCACCCTGTGGATCAATAAGATTAAGTCTACGCGATAGTCTGTACTTCTCATCGTTAATCATTTCGATAGGTGCGCTTACCAGCACATAGCAAAACGTAGCACGTGGTGCGCCTGTTAGCCAGCAGTATGCTTGACCTTGCCAGTAGTAATCTTTGCTAATGTCGCTGGTCTTAGCATCCATAAAGGTGTGTATGTCCCATGAAGATTTGATGTCGGGAACGTTCACCACTAGACCTGTCTCATCATCTTTAATAAGCAAGTCGGGTGTGCCTTTGATGAAGTCATTAGCAAACATTTCTTCGTTCTTAAATACGATTTCGTTACGATGCCTGCGCCACATGTCAATGGCATCATTCTCAACGGCTATACCTTTCTCGATATACTTGTTGCTAATCTCTTTGTAGCGGTTGTACTTCTGCTGCACGTAGACTTCTAGTAGTGCGCTCTTTGTGGTTTCTGATAAACCTGTTTTGGTTCTTGCATCAGTCATTAGCTTACCAAGCTGCGATGCTCTGAATAGTGTGTTGTTCATGTGTATTGTTATTGATTGCGTAAAGATAGCAGATAGTTACATAGTGTAACCACCTGCTACTAATTTTAACATTTACTCGGTAATGCCATACTGCTCTTTCTTGGCATTCAGTTCATCACCTACTTCAGCTAAGACTTCAGGACTGCATGCCTTATAGATTTTTAGCAGCTGTGTGAGGTCTGTAGCTTGCTGGATAAGTTCGCGTACATACGCTACATCTTGCTCATGCCCCCTGCCTAATGCACCTTTTAATTTGAATGGCTTATACGTGTCCCTGTTCTTACGGTTAACATCGCGACCAAATACCTTACCTAATGACAGCGCAGCGTTTTTAAGGCACTCTGCTTTGAGTTTACCGAATGCCAAGTCCATTGCATTAGCTTTTTTATTATCGGGGTTTAATGCCCATCTATTGCGATCAATACCGGTCACTCCATCGGGCACACGGTCAACCATTATAATAACCGATGCAGCACCAACTCTCCTTAATTCATATCCGCTTATCGGGTGAATCACTACCAGGTCAATGGATGCTTGCACCTCGTTAGCTAACACCGCCCACTTAAAATTCTCAGTGCGCCAATGTCCAAAGAATAACTCGTCGAGTGTGGTTTCTACGTGGCTAATGACTAGCGTGCGTGCTTTCTTATCGGGTGTGGATTCTAGACCTGCTTCATCAGGTTCTGCATTGAGCATCTGCTGAAACTTCTGCAGTGCTTCTAAATTGTCTTTGTGAAAATTCATGTTGTTATTGTTTATTGATTAATACTTAGCAAGGCAATCGTTGAGTTCTTGGCAGTAAGATAGAACGGCAAAGATTACGATGATGGCTACAACGTAGCGAAGGATAGTACAAAGTGTTTTCATGTTTATTGTTTTTAAATTGATAGTGCGAAGATAGTGTAAATACTTACCTGTCGCTGTTAAAAATTGTTAAAATTGATGTAGGCAATTTATCCCTATAAGGTTATAAATGTAGGTGGTTTGCCCCTTTTAATACCCATTAGGGTACACTACGCCCACGAATAGCTGCCGTAGTTCGGGAATAGTTCAAAGTACATACGCATCATTATGGCATCGGCATAGTCAGGTGACTTGCCATGCATACGCGCTATTTCATCTTTACTAATTACTGCAAGCTTTCCATCTGCTTCAGGTGTGCGCCTGCGTATCATGTCCAGTTCCTGCACGATGATATCCCGGAAGCTGGTTGTTTTAAACACTACCTTATTCTGCTCTATCAATTCTGCTAACTTAAAATAGCATTCCGCTTTTTGGTTGGTAAACTTATCCGGTTGCTTTGCCCTGCCACCATTTAAGAAGCCGCGACACTTTAAGCTATCGACTACACCACCACCTACACCATCTTCATCACAGATCACGTTGGTTAATCGGATGCTGTGCCTATCGCATAGCTGTCGTATGGTAGAGACTACGGTTGTTATGGGTTGCTTACGCAGCTCGTGTATCTCGATAAGGTGCAAGCCTTGCCACACGCAAATGACTGTGCGGTCTTTTCCTAATCGTGCGATGTCAGCACTAATGTATTTTTCACCTTTGCTTTCTCATCCCGGAAGCAGCGCACCAAATCATCGTACTGGTATAGGTTGTCTATGCTTTCATCATACTCCCAATCTCCATCCAATAGCCTTCGTCTGTCCACTTCAGGCAGCAGGCGCAGCGTTTCAAGATAGCTTTCGGGCAGGTGTGGATTGTCTGTAGGTAATGACGGGATAAACGCAAGGTGCTGCGCTAATGAATCATTTTTAAATGGTGCGTAGAACTCGTTGTACAACCATCCTTTTGATGGATTGCATGTGAGCAGCATCTTTGGTTTAAGGTCATATTGGTTTAGCTTGAATCGAATACGTGACTGGAGAATATCTATTGCACGTTTGCTTACCTGTGCGCACTCGTCCACGTAGCAGTCTGTTAATTCCAAACCACCCAGCGCGTGAAATTCAGGGTCTGATGGGTAGGCGAATAGGTCTTTTAAAATTATCTCACTACCATTGGCAAATGTAATTACGTGCGTTTGGTTGTTAATGGTGTAGTGTTCATTAGGTGCAAGACCAAACATCTGTGCAACCTCAAAGAAAGTTTTTAACGTGGTCTTCTTTAGCGTGTCTAGTTTGCTTCGACCTATTAACCCTCGCGTGCCGGGATACTTGAACCTGCGGCTTATCTGCCATGCACAACCGATAAAAGATTTTGATCCACCCGCTGCGCCACCGAATAGCACCACACGTGCCGGGTGTGAGTTACCCAG